AAGGTGGTCAAGGGCGGTCGATCCTGATGACCGTCGACTACATGAAGCAGCCGTGGGGCATCTTCGACAACGACGAGGCAACCGCGCGCATCCGCATCATGGAGCTCTGGGATCAGGGGCTCGACTCCTACGCGATCCGCTGGCGCATTCACATGCCGGAATGCCGAATTGCGCAGGTGATTTCGGAATATGTGACGAGCAAATCCGCTCGCAAGAACTCGATCCTTTAGGACGCCATGCGCCACCGAGAGAACAAGCAGCACGCGCATGCCGACCGCGGCCACGACCTCTACGAGACGCCGCCTGTAGCTGTGCACGCGCTGCTCGAGGCTGAGTGGATCCCGCAACGGCTCTGGGAGCCTGCCTGCGGGCCGGGAGCGATTACCCGAGTGCTCCGCGCCGCCGGCCACGATGTCGTTGCGACCGATCTAATCGACTACGGGTGCGAGGATTCTCGCGGTGGCATCGACTTCCTCGGTCTGACGGCGGCGCCGGCCGGCATCGAGATGATCGTGACCAATCCGCCCTTCAAGCTGGCCAACCAGTTCGTTCTGAAGGCGCTCCACCTATGCCCCCGGGTGGTGATGTTGCTCCGCCTCGGCTTCCTCGCGGGCAGCAAGCGGACCCCGATCCTTGACGGCGGCTTGCTGGCCCGCGTGCACGTGTTCCGGAACCGGCTTCCGATGATGCACCGCGACGGCTGGACCGGTCCGCAGGCGACCTCTCAGACCGAATTCGCTTGGTACGTGTTCGACCGCGGTCACTTCGGCCCGGCTCTGATCAACCGCATCACATGGGAGGCTGAGTCGTGACCCCGAAGCCGATCTACATGCTCCGCCGCAGCCAGTGCCGGTTCCCTGTGACGCCGGATGAAGCGCCCAGCCACCTGTTCTGCGCTGAGCCGGTCGAGCGTGAGGGTGTCGTCTACTGCGCCGAGCATGCCGCAATTTGCTACGACAGGCGTCCGGCGGAGAAACGCCGTGCCGATGCGGAGAGGGCGGCCGTTATGCGTGCAGCTCGACAGACTCCAACAACGCACCCCTTCGATATCCCGGCTCGTGCTCGCGCATCTGACACCTCAATCGCCGAGGGGATTGCGTGAGCGGTGACATCCCCCAACCATCAAACGTCGACCTCGAGGGCGACCTGATCGGCTCCATCCTGGTCAGCAACGACGTCTACCGGAAGGTGTCGACGATCGTGCAGGCCGACCACTTCGCCGAGCCTGCGCACCAGCAGATCTGGAGCGTGTTGGCAGCCCAGATCGAGAAGGGCCATGCCGCCACGCCCATCACCCTCAAGACCTACCTCGGCGACGGCGACTTCGGCGGCATCACCCCCATGGCGTACCTCGCGCGCTTGGCCAGCGCCTCGACCGGCGCGCGCGGCGCGCAGGACTATGCCCGCATGGTCCGTGACCTCTATCTGAAGCGAAAGCTCATCCGCCTGGGCGAAGCGATCATCTCAATTGCCGCCGACTCTCCTGTGGCCGCCACCGGTGAATCCCTGTTTGCCGACGTCGAGCGCGACCTCGAGGCATTGCGCCCGGTGGTCACGGCAGAGGATGCCGACTTCATGGAGTTCGGCGGGATCTCGACGACCGAGGTCTACGACGCCTATCAGAACCAGCGCGGATTCGTCGGCCTCTCGACCGGATTGTCTCGGCTGGACGAGGTGCTCAACGGCCTGCAGAACTCCGATCTGATCATCATCGCCGGCCGGCCCGCATCCGGTAAGACCTCCCTCGTCACGAACATCGGCGTGCACGTGGCTCAGCATGTCCTGGCGCAGCGCGAGGCGGGCGTGAGGTTGGGCCCGGTCGGTTTCTCGTCCCTCGAGATGAACAGCGCGCAGCTAAAGCAGCGCATTCTCGCCGACATGGCCTCGGTGTCGCTGCAGAAGCTGCTGAAGGGCCGCGCCGATCGGGATGACATGGAGGCATTCATGCGCGCGGAGGAGCAGTTCAAGCGCCTCCCGCTCATGATCGACGCCACCGGCGGCCTGACGATCGCGCAGTTGAAGATGCGGGCCAGGTCGCTGAAGCGCCGGCATGGCCTGTCCCTCCTGATCGTCGACTACCTGCAACTGCTCTCAGGCACCGGCAAGCGGGACAACCGGGTCAGCGAGGTGACCGAGATCACCATGGGTCTGAAGGCCCTGGCCAAGGAGCTCGACGTCCCGATCATCGCCCTCTCGCAGCTATCCCGCCGGGTGGAGGAGCGCGACGACAAGCGGCCGATGCTGTCCGACCTGCGCGAGTCCGGCTCCATCGAGCAAGACGCCGACTCGGTGATCTTCGTCTACCGCGAGGAGTATTACCTCCAGCAGAGCAAGCCCCGGGAGGACGGCGATGCCATGAATCGCTGGTACGCTCAGATGGCCAAGTTCGAGGGCGTGGCCGAGGCGATCGTTGCGAAGAACCGCCATGGCGCCGCAGGCACGGTGGAGCTCGGCTTCGAGGGCCAGTTCACCCGCTTCACGAACGAGCCCCGGTTCCGCGCACCGGATCCGAACGAGGCTCGGGAGATCGCCCAGCGCATCGTTCTGACCAGCCACGGCAAGGCGCTGAAGGAGATCCTTCAGGAACTCGCCGTCAACATCGGTCGCCGGCCCAACACTGAGGAGCTCGCCCATAAGCCGACGCTGCCGAAGGGCGCCCTGCTCATCGACCGCGAGGAGGTGAAGCGGCTTTTCGTCGAGAGGGTGGTCGTCGACCTGACCGACACCGAGGGACGCAAGAAGCTCCAGGCCGCGGTGGACAATTTGCGAAATGCGAAATTGACTGGCAATTACACAAACCCAGAAAAGCAGAATTTCGTTTATTTGGTCGAACTCATAGCCGAGTAGCGCATCCATGGCATGGTCATCACCTGCGGCTCGCCGCGCCGATCTCGAGCAGCGCGCCCTGAAGGCCGAGGCGAAGGCCGAGGAACACCGCGGCAAGGAGAAGGCCTACCGCCTCCAGAACAAGGGCGCGAAGGCCGACGCCGCGGCGAAGACGGCCGAGCGTCAGGAGCTGATCGCCAAGAACCACCACCAGGAGATCCAGCGCCTCAACCTTAGAGTGCAGCGAGAGGCCCGCCAGACGCTATCGGCCGCCTACCGCACCCACGAGATGGTCCGCGCCGAGGAGCGTGCTCAGGCCGCCGCCGCAGCCCGGCCAGAGGTCGACCCGCTGCTCGCCTACATGGAAGCGCTCGAGCAAGCGGAGAACCTCGAGACGCTCGCCGGACAGCGCGAGAAGAACGCCGCCGGCTACAAGCGCGCCGGCGACCAAGGCAGGGCGGACATTGCGCTGAGAGGGGCCGCCAGCAGCCGCGAAAGGGCCGCCGAGTGGCGGGAGGAGGCTTCACGGATCCAGCGTTTGTCGACCCGCGATTTGCCACGGGAGGCCAAGACCACGATGGCGGCTCGCCGCCGCGCCGAATCGCAGGCCAAGAACGAGGCCAAGCGGCTCGCCGACATCGGGGTGGTGAGCGACCTGCGGACAGCCGCCGGCCAACGCGACATTGCCTCAGGAGGGCGCGACAGGGGCAAGGCGGTCGCCAGCCTCCGCGACTATGCCAGCATGATCCGGAAGCCGCAGGACCGGACCAGCGCCAGGCTCGAGGCGATGCACGACTTCGACAACCTGTGCGGGACCGCGGACTCAGGGCTGTTCCCCGAACCACGCTTCGAGACCGAGAGCAGCAGCGGCAAGGGCCCCGGCTCCGAGGTGATGGCGCACCGGGCCGCCGGCTTGCTCGAGATGGAGCAGGTTCGCCACGCGATCGGCGCCATCAACACCGACATGCTCCGCGCCTGGATCTATGAGCGCAAGACCATCACCGCGATCGTGCGCAACGGCTTCGGAACGGAAAAGACCGCGGGAGCGCTGTTGCTCGCCGCGGTCGATGCCCTGGCCTCCCACATCAGAAGGCGAGGCGGCGCTCGCTCATCGGGCTCAGGCAGTGCAGGACGACTGCCTCCTCAACCCGCGGGAACGCCGGCGCATTAGACGGAATCTTCTCGCAGCCGATGATCTTCGAGCGAAATCGCCAATGCCGGGTCGCTTCAGGTTCGCCCTGAAACTGCCAGACCACCACCGTCTCCTCCTTGCCGTCTTGTAGAGCAGTGACGGAGACGATTGCCCAAGGACGTGTCCGTAACCACGACTTCCGCCGCGCGAGATAATAGCCCGGCGTGATTCGGCCCTTGCGAGCCGGCACGATCTGAATGCCATCCATAAGGTTGTTTCCCCGACCTTGTTGGTATGATTGCGAACTAAGAACAAAAACGCAACTAGGGTTGCCTGTCCCTGTGCATAAAGAACGAATTCCGCTGCGGAATTGCCTCGGTGATCATGCCCGTTGCTGGATAAAACATATGATACACATGATGGCAATAACCAATCGGACGCGCTATCGATATTGCCTCCCCGCAGCGAACCCATCTCGACATGCCGCCGAAGCTAGATCAGGACAGCGACAGCCAGCGGCTGCAGATCGTCGCCCCCACATCCTGGATTGATCGAATCGACCAGTGGCGTAGCCTGAGAAGGCCTATACCGACCCGATCCGAGGCTATCCGCATGCTAGTGCTTCAGGCTCTCGACAGCGGGCGCCAGCGCCAAGGCCAGCAGTAGCGCCACCATCCGCCTTTTGCCCTGGGAGGAGGTGCGTTGTCGTTTGCCCTGAGAGGGTGGTGTTTCGGAATTGCCGCGAGAGGGCCCGCCGCGATGAACCGGTTCCGCCCGTATGGCGTCAGCACAGTGGCCGGCCCCAGAGCCTCAAGGATCTCCGCCGCGCGCCGGGCGACGTCCGGGCCGTGGTCGGCTTCCCAGATCGCTCGAACAGTCGCTAGCATGGCCGCCACTGCGGCACGAAACGGCACGCCGCGGATCAGGGCGGCCTCAAGCGCCGGCAACGTCTGCACGACCAGGGTGCGGGCCATTGCATCGAGAGGGTCAAACGTCCGCATTATCATCCCCTATGAGCTTCGAGTCTGCCAACCGGTGCACCACGTCGACCTTCTCGGCCTCGAGTAGCAGCACGTACATCGTCAGCCAGGTCGTCACCCAAAACGGCGGCTCCTGCGACCGCGGGTGATCTTCCGGCTTCAGCCACGCCGAGACCGAGTTGGGGCTCGCCCCGGTCAGGCGCTCGAACTCGCGCGGGCTGATCCCGGCTTGCTCGAGGCCGGCGGAGAACTCCGCCGGGGTGAGTCGATCGTGGTCGAAGTTGCGGGCCATGGTCGTTCCTTTGAGGATTTCCACGGGAGCCCTATTGCCCCGGGAGGATGGATCAAGCGGCAATTGCCTCGGGAGCGTGGCGCCGGGTGTAGGGCTTGCGGGGCAACCCGACGAAGCGGACAGACGGCAGACCTTGGCACGCGAGGGCATCGGCGAGCGTGAGGTGCCACGATCCGCCCTTTGTCACGGGAGGGCGTGCCGGGAACGTGCCGTCAAGGATCATGTCGAATAGGGCAGTCCGCGCCTTGTCGGACAGACAGACCGCGATGATGGGATGCGAGTCGGCGGTCGGCTCCCATGCGTCGGCGATTGCCTCGGGAGCGTGGGAGCTCGGAATTCCCATGGGAGCGGGTGCGTCTGCGATACCCACGAGAGGATGCACCACGGCCTCAACAGGCGCCGACAATGCGATGGGAGCGGCGACGGACGGCAAGGGCACGGGATCAGGCTCGACGGGCGACGGTGCGGCCGCGGCCTCCGGCGCATCGGCGCCGGCCTCCACCGTCTCGCCGATGACGAAGGCGCCCGGCTCGTCATAGCGATCCGCCACGGCCTCGCACCATGCGGCTTGGTCAAACTCGGCGGGATCAATGCCAGCCCGCACCATGGCTGCGGCACGCTCCACCCGTGCGGCCTCGCACCGTACCAAGCGACGGGCTGGCGCCTCAATTGCCGCCCGCTCATGCTTCGCCACGTTCGCGGCCCGTGCGGCACGCTCCACGTCGCCGAAAGCGACATCCCAGGCGCGGAGGAACAGCGATCGCATGATGGTGACGACATCGTGCCCGGCTTGCGGGCCCGGCTCCACGGCCAAGCGTTCCGCACGGCGCCGCGCATCCGACTCGGACCACATGCCGGCGCGGTCCGCTTCTGTCATGGCCGTGCACGTGGCCGCGTCGAAATCCTCGCCTGTCGTCTCACACTCGACATGGGCGATAGCGGGAACGGCCACATGGTCGGCCGGACCGTGCAACGTGGTCCCGTCCATCGCGATCGGTGCGCCGAGGGCGTTGTGCACCTTGGAACGGTAGAAGGCGCACGCGATCCGGACGGCGCGGCCGATATTGAGCGGCTTGCCAGGATTCGACAGGACGGACAGGCGAACGCGGCGGCCGTCGACGAAAGTCACCTCGGCGGTGTCGGTCCGGAATTTCTTGTTCGGGCTGTAATCCTGCCACCATGCCGGCACCGCGCCATCCGCCGATACAGCGGGCTTGGGAGCGGCGCGGAGCTTCGGCAGGCACGCCACAAGCAACGCGGCGACGGAAGGCCAGTCTGCGGCCACGGGCGCGGCGACGGCGGCATGATAGGCGGCAAGGGCGACGGTGCGAGCGTGGGACATGATGGGAGACTCCGGCCCGACAATCCGGGCGCATGGTCCGCATGGTGCGGCTGATCCCCGACGGCGCGCGCCGGGGATGGGTCGCATCAAGCGAGGGGATCGGCCTTGAGCCCATAGGACTCGGCCAAGTCGCGCATCTGCTGTTTCACCTGTTCTGCGCGTGGCCCGGTCACTTCCGCTTGACGCCTGATGAATGCAACTGCGCTCGGATCGACGGTTGCGGTGGGGTCGTGCTCGGCCTGGTCGCGCGCGGCCTCCCATGCCGCCTTTTGCGACCGATACCCGGGCCCGAACGGCTTGAACCCGTCCTCGTCTTTGTGCCCGACATACCAGCGGCCTAGACGGTCGTCCGTCGTGCCCTGATACGATCCCTCGCGGACATAGAAACCCGCGGCCTCAGCGATCTTGCGAGCGGATTGGCTACGGTTCGGATGGTTGCTCATGATCGAATCCTGCCCCTGATCGGCGAGGCGCCCGGCATAGTGGTATCAAGCGAGGGTGAAGTCGGCGAGGGCGTAAATCGCGCGAAGCGACTCCGCCGTGGTCGGATCGATCGCACCGCGGCGTTCGGCCCGGTCTATCAGCTCTTCCACGATGTCGGCCCGCTCACATTTCGGAAACGGTGCCGTCATCGCCTCGATGTGGGTGACCATCTCACCAACCGTGCGGCGAGGGGCGACGGTGTCGAATAGGGTGCGCATCACGCGGCCTCCGAATACCCACGGGCGAAGCCGGTCAACAGCGCAATTGCAGCGTCAATCTCGGTCGAGACATGGCCCGCAATGGCGTTGCCGCACGCTTCGTAGAGCGAGGCCTGAAAGCGGAGACGACTCGCCTGCCTGCGCATGCTGGCTGCCTCAGAGGCGGACCACGCCTTGCCCTCCCGTGCGAGGCGTGCCGCGCTTTCCTCGCTACGTTCGGCGCAAAAGGCCAAGTAGCCCGCGCGGGATTTGGCAGTGCCGGTGTACCAGATGGCCGGAACGAGCACCGTCTCGGCCGTGTCGTTGTTGCGATAGCGATAGGATCCGGGGAACAATGCGTCTGGAACGAGTGTCCAATTGCCGGGCGGCACCGACTGGCAGAAATCGGGCTCGCTGCAGGCCATGCGGTAGGTCATTGTCGAAATCCTCAAAAACCGAATTGCACGACCGCGACGGCACCGCACGTGCCGGCACAAAAAACGAGGAATGCGAGAAACTCGCACGCGGGGAGGATGGCGCGGCGCATCAGTGCCCCCGAACCGGCTGGCAAAGAGCCTCGGCATCGCGGTGCAAGTGCCAGGTTTTGGCGCTTTCGCATTTGTAACCGGGCGTGCTGTAACCGACGATCGTGCGGCCTCGCGTTTCCCAATAGACCGCCGCAGGTTCGGTCCTGAGCACGATGTCGCGCGGGTTCACGTAGGCGAAAAACTGCTCGCGCGTGACGGTGATGAAACGATCTGACATGGGAGGCTCCGGACGCTGCGTGGGTGATCAGGCGGCAATTGCGGCGGTGATGTACGTCGACTCGTCCCGGTGCCGGACGTATTTCGCGAAATAGCGGTTGCCGATCTTGGCGAATTGCTCTGTCACGCGGCCGAACTGAAATTCCGACATGCTGAAGCGGAAATCGCAATCGCCATTGCCGCAATAGATCGGCGGCAGGCATCCCAGCATGTCGTCGAATTTCTCGGCGGTGATCTCGGTCGCCGGCTTGTCGAGGTAGCTCGCCTCGCGGCTGGCCATCCACTCGTCACAGGGGATGATGGACCACGCGACCGGCTTCTCAGCCTGCAGCTCGGCAAGGCGCCACTCGGCGGCCGGCATGTCGGCGCAGTAGGAATGCGGATAAGCGGCGCCATCCTGGATGATGTAGAAATCGGTCATTAGAAACTCCTACGCCCGACAATCCGGGCTGATGGTGGAGGCGCCGGGCTGCGGCGCTGAAAATGAGAATA